GTTGGCATCTCCGAGTTTCCTAACAATCTCGTCATAGTCTCCATTTTTAAAATCTTCTAAACTCGCCTCATACGCCTTTCGTATCTCTTGATGCCTGCAAAATTTTAACGCTTCTGCCTTCACATACTCCAAGTCAGTAGAACTGATATTGTTCCAGACTTCCTTTAATGTAGCAACTGTTTCTGTTTTTAAAAGGTCTCTTTCTATTTTAGAAATTTGAACCTTGAAGACTTCCAATGTAGGAGTTTGACGATACTCCCTGAAATATTCTATTGTATTTTTAGCAATGAATTTAAGTGCTTCGCTTTCGAAATAAGAGGTATCCAAAATATCCAGCACGTTCATCAAAAAGTTCCTGTCAGTCATCAAGGATGAAAGAACCTTTGTCTGAAATCCATAACCAAATTTGTTTAACGTGTCCATGCGTTTAAGTTACTAAATGAAGACATTGCCCAACGCTCAAAATCTTTGAAGTGATTCATAAGGTATTCGCGTATCAATATTTTTCTCAGACCAACTATATTGAACCTGCATGGGGCTTCCACGAGGGACACTATTTTGTCCTTTGACGTTAGAGAAATATCAACATCCTGTAACTGCATAAGTTGATAATTCAAATCGATCACGTCCTTATGTTCCAACAAAGAGGTAAAAATTTTCTTTGGTTTTTTGGAATTTTTGACTTCTTCTTCCGAACGGGATAATAAGTATTCCTTGTCAATAGGTTTCTCGGCAATTTCCGGAAAGTATTTCAACAAGGTCTTTCTCCCGATTCCGCTTACTCCGACAATGTTATCCGATGTATCTCTGTCAATGACTCTATACAAAAGATAATTTTGAGGAATCAAACCGTACTCCTCTTTAATTTTTTTCTCATCATATAATACTTTTTTCACAGGCGAGTAAACCTCAATCCGGTCATTGACAAGTTGAAGAAAATCTCTATCCGTCGAAACTATCCGTACTTTCTTGGAATCGGTAAAATAATTGGTACATAGATATGCAATTGAGTCATCTGCTTCTATATGATCAACTGCCACAATGTGCAGGGGAAGATGTGTCAAGCATTGAAGAATTATCGAGAACTGGTTCTTCATCGAAAGTTTCTCTTCCTCCGGAGAGGGAAAAGTTATTTTAGATGAAGAAACCGTTCCCGTTCGCTTTCCCTTGTAGTCTGGATACAACTTCTTTCGACGAAGCGATCCTCCCTTTGAATCAAAAACTACGATACAGCGAGTAGGAGAAAATTCTCTCACATTCAGAGCCAAAGACCTCAGAAACCCAAGTACCCCACCAACGTGTTCTCCGCCGCTTGAAATGTCCGGCATGGAAGCCCACACTCGAATGTAGGTGTTTGTACCGTCTATGATAAGAACTCTATCGTTCTTGTGTTCGTTCGAATGTAAAAGAATTTCTCCTAACAAGCTATTCATATTTTTTTATTCTTCAACTGTGTCAATTACAATGTCATCAATCCCGAATTCTTCATCTCCAAGGTCATATTTCATTATGTAGGAATCACATATCTGCTGGTAAATAATGTCCCTCAATTCTGGGTTATCTGTCAGCAACTTTTTGAAATCCTTGGATTGAAACTTCTTGGTTATCAGTTCTCCGGTAGAAGTATCTACGTATTCGTATGAGTAAGAAGAACCGGATTGTTTTACACAGTCCAAAGTCTTCAACAAACTCAACCACGATCCGTATCTATCAATACCAGAGTCATACAGGATATTTAAAACAACCTTCCTACGAGGAGGGCCGAGTCGGTTTTTCACAATCCGTACCTCAACCTGCTCCCCTATCACTATTTTTGATCCGTCAACCGTAACCGTGATGGGGCCAATCTTGGTAAGTTTACAACGAGTAGAGGCCGTGAAACCAATAGCCTTGCCGCCGGAAGTGATGTGCTTCTCTTGAAACATTACCGCATTTACATTATCACGAACCTGATTAATCAGGATGATAAGTATATTCTTCCCTGCAATCAAAGAAGGAATTTTGCGCATGGCCAATGAGTTTATAATGGCTTTGTTTGTCGCGTACCCCTCTTTCTCGTAACCTCCTTCAAGTTCTGCCAATGTACTGGCACCCATGAGAGAATCAACCACAATCACAACTTTTCTGTCCGGATTCCGTTTCAAAGTATGCTCGATTATCTGCTCCATAGAGGAATAGATTTCTTCAACCGCCCGTAACTTGTCAGTGTAGATAGTTTTCGCAACATCCAAACCGAGGGACTTGTAAAAGTCTAACATACCAAGTGCCTTTTCGGTGTCGTACAGAACAGCCAGTCCACCTTCTTTTTGGCACTCCGACATAATATGGGCCGCCAGCAAACTTTTACCACTGCCCTCCAAGCCGAAGAGTTCAACGATGGTGCCGTAACCAAATCCGCCGTTAGGTCTGTTTGATATTGCCAAATCCAAAATGTCACATCCGGAACTGCACCACGCATTAACTACGTTCGCATCTGTCATAAACGTGGCCGCGCCTTGGTATTCCTTGAACTTGCGGTTTATTATGTCCAAGACATCGTCCGCAAGAGAATCGGTCATCGCCGTATTATCACTTTGCTTAGATTTCTTCGCCATTATCCAAGAAGTTTATCAAACTCATCCATAATAGCGTTCATATCAAAGTCGGATTCGGGCTTTGCTGCTGGTTTTGGAGAAGATGCTGTGGATGCAGGAGCCGGAGTTCTACTTTCTATTGCTTTGGATGGCTGGGTTGGCTCTTCTCTATCAGTAGAAAGATATTGTCTGAGGGCTGCTTTCAACTCTTCACTTGAAGGAACAGTAAATGTGTCCATGATGTTAGGCATATTTTCAATTGCCTTCAAAACTTCTGGGTCTTCGGATGCCGGACTGCTATTCCTGCGAGGCTGAATGGAATACTGATTCTGTCTCGGATCGTCTGCCGGAGTAAAATCCAATGTCAGGTCGGTACCGTTTTGGATATCGGATACAAGACCATAATCATCGTTGCTCATAATGTTAAGTAATTCTGCGAAAATTTTTGGGTTGAACGACCAAAACTTAACGCCTTCGTGTTCCTTTCCGCGTATCAGCACGGGTGCATAATACGTCTTCTTAGGCATGAGTTTATACTGCAAATTCTTGGCAACTGTCCATTCGTCCTTGGGGAGATTTCTCGCTGTGAGCGATTGGGCGTATTCTATTACAGGATCGTGTTTTCCGACAGACGCAGGACTGAGCCACGTCTTGTCAAATGTTTCCTTGTAATAAAATGCCAATTCCAAAAACGGATAATCAGGGTCTTCGTTGTACTTGAACGGAAGTAGTCGGATAACCTGTTTGCCGGACTCCGGACGCCATTTAAGCGAATTGCTTGTACTGGATGGCTTTTTTTCAGCCTGAGTTTTAATGTCCTCAAACCGCTTTTTGATTCGATCTAATGTTGTACTCATGGTAAAACCTTTTGAATGGTAAAAAAATTGGGGATTAGTACCCCTATCACTAAAAACATTTTTCACAAAGATAAGATTTGAAAGTGGACTTGTCAAGTCAATTAACATATTGTTATATATTAATTTTTCTCATCTCGTCATAGTTCGTTCCGACCTTCAAGTGGAAGGGAACCCCTCCAAGTATTTGGATTATTTCTTTGAAAACCTGTATGGTATCTGCCGGATCATAGTCAAAGAGAAAAGAATCGTATGTATAAAGTATTAACTTCGTATTATAAGTTGTTAACAGTTCATTAATACGTTTGAGTATCTCGGCATTAAATTCTGTTTCTAAGTTCTGTAACATATAATTAAACAACTTAGTAGGAGTTATGTTGTCATAATGTTCTTTTATTATGGGTTTTTCAAATATAAATGTAAAGAGTTCATCATTTATGAACTTCTTGTATAGTGCGAACACCAGTTCGTTTATGTACTTGAACGGCTCAATGTCTCTCAAACCCTCCTCCACTCCTCCGTATATCTGTTTGAAAGTATAGTCTTTTGGGTTAACTCCTTCCGGATAATACTTTGACAGTTCAACATATACTTGCTCTGGAAACGGCAAACCTAAAATGGAATATATCAAGTACAAGTGAAATCCCGAGAAGTCTATTTCCACAAGAACACCTTTTGAATACCTACTGACAAATCTTTTTCTTGAACCATCGGATTTGTTCAAGGCTGCGTAATTGATATTGCCAAAGTGATTGGACGGTCTTCCTGTCAGGGTATAAGGATTGTATTCGCATTTCTCCGGATTCAAACCAATAAATTCTATCTCGGCAAGATCGGAAACAAAGTCATTATATTTACGAAACGAATCACCGATGGCAAATTTATTGAGAGCCAGCAACAACCCGTCTTTGACATCTCGGCAGTATTCCAACCACTTCATAATCGGAATACAATCATTTACATTCTCCACATCACTATTAGACCAATACCAGCGTATTTGGTATGGATACGATACAGGAAGTTTCTCATTTGTGCAGAACCAGTACATCATCTCGGCCTCAAAATTTGACCTGTGTTGAACGATATGCTTTTTCCTATACACATAGTTGTCTTTTCCTATAAAGTTCAACAGAAACGATTCTGATACGCAGGAGAGGTCATTGTGATGAATCCCAACCAAGGCTTCTTTATGAATCCTCGTATTGTATATGTACACGAACGACAAGCGATTGTCAGACCAGTGACGGTGCCTGTCCGACAAAATAGGAACAACGATGTTTGTGTCATCGCTCCAACTGATTTCAATGTCTGGTTCTATGTAAAACATTTTTCGCAAAGATACATTGCGCTAATCAAGTTGTGAGTCCGTTTGCATTGTGTTAACAGTTCACCTGTAAAATTCAAGCGGATTGATCAGAATCAGGTTCAACCCCGGGAAAGTTGGAAGAGACTTTTGAACAGTAAACGAGTTCAAGTATCTTGCATCTTCTATGGGAATCTTTGATATTATCCATTCTACTCGCAAGGAATTGTATATGACTCCGTTGATTCCCGGGTTGTTTTTGGTGTTTATGGAATTGAACTGTGGAGAATCAATTTCTAAAATTGTATTCATGGCCGAGTTTCTTTTTTGTATAAAAAATCTTTCTATACGTCCAACCTTGTAATCGTCCATCGTAGGGACAGGCGAATAAGATATGGGCGTAAGATATCGGCTCCCCTCGCTTTCCGTCAACTTATTATATGTCAAAATATCATAAGTAGAATTCAACCTCAACTCGAACAATTCAACCGATCCTGTCTCTGGGCGAAACCCAGTAAATCGTTGTCCGGTCGGTATGACGTGATACGCCCCAATATACACTTCGCCAGTGGCAAGAACGAATTCACCGCCGGAAGTATATTGACCAGTTTGAATCTGGTGAAGGTTGAAATATGGCTTACGTATTGGCATCGTTGAACTTGTCAGAATAATTTGATAATAACCGTTTCGCCGTCAGACTGAACTTTGTATGGGATTCCTTCGGAGGACAGTTTAGATTTTACATACGCCAAATACAACTTGCCTCTTTGAGTCTTGTCTGCTGGTGTTGTGTATCTATCGTTTTCTGTTTTAGTTGGAGAAAATTCAATAAATTTTATCTTGTCAGAATTGTCCTTTAATGTGTTTAGAAGAATGTCAGAAATAGTAGCCATGACCGAGAATACTTCATACCTGTTTGTTTGTGTACTGTACGCATCGTAGTCATCTTCTGTTGTTTTGAATTCCACCTCTATCCCCAACTCATCGCGACCGACAAACCTAACAAACATTTGCACTATATATTTAGTACCCTTATCTGTTACAAAGTTAACTTTATATACATTGCCATCTCTGGCTTTGTCTCCGATTTGCGGCAGACTATATTTATCATAATCATAAACCTTGGCGCTATCGCCTATTTCATTGAGTATTGCGCGTAGTTTCATTCAAGCGTCTCCTTTACAGTTCTATGTAATTTATATTTGGGTAGTATGCAAGTATCCCATCAACCTTTGTTGACCAGTCGGACTGCTGAAAGGTGTGAGTGACACGAGTAACCATGAAGTAGGAATGGTATGTATTCCTCCACTTCTTTGGTATCTGAGTCGTGCTTATAGCACATCCCGGGACAATACCCCAAACACCATCAAGGTCGGCACTGATACTTAGGCCGGGATAGTGTATGGTTTCAGTTGATTTGGCATCTTGATTGTTTTTGAACATAGACGCAACAGCCGATTTCAAAGCATTTATATCCTGACCGTTAAAATTATTTTTGCCCAAGTTACCCGGAGTGACCACGAGTTCGTAGGCATCATCAACCGCCTTCATGTAACTCTTTTTCTTTGCGGTGTTCAAGTCC